TGCCCGCATCAACCAACTGCCTCATCAAACTGGTAGCACTACGTGCGTAGCCACCAATCAGATGGAACAAACCGAAGCCATACGCACCGAAGCCGGGGATGTATTGGTAGTGCACGAAGTGCTGGCGTTTGAGTTTTAGTTGATCGTCTTCTTTCCAGTTACGACGAATCGCCAGAATGTCGTTTGTGCCACGTAACATTGTTACTACGTATGGCAGTGCTATACCTGTCGCATGCCCATCTTCATCTTTATCTTCGAACCCCGGCAAGTCGAGGTCGATGTGGCACTCATACAACTCATACCGATCATCGTAGCTCGCAGAGAACCCTGTCTCTTTATCTTTGCGCTCCTGAATCTCTGACTTGAACTTGACCGGCTCGCTTAACTCAATATCAGCATAGAAGCCCGCTTGCTGCAGCTTGATGATCTCGTTCTCTGTCTTACGCATGCGATGTGTCACGCGCTGACAGCTCGACAACTCTGTTGTGCCGTAAGGAATGATGATGTCCTCTGCTGGCACGAACATAGAAATCTGTCTCTCTATATTCGGATCGTAATAAACTTTCTTGAACGCGCTGCCGGTGGCAGGCAATGACCACAACATGCGCTCATGCTCTGGGCGGAACTCCACCATGACTTCAGTCAGCTGGTAGTTCATATCCTCTTCGACTCGATCCGCCGCTTCTTTCTTCATCGGCGTCTCTTTGCCGATGATCTTGGTTCTCACAGGACCAGAAGCAGGGAAAGTCTCGGTGATTGTCTCTGCTTGGAACCGCACCACGGCTTCGGTGATCATCGGATGAAATACACCACAGGCTCCATTCCACGGCTCTGTCCTCTCCTCATACTTCAGACCCAACAGCGTCAAGCCTTCTTTGTATGTGTCTTCCCAGTCCTTGCGTGCCGCTAGGTCGTTATTGATGTCGTCCTGTAGATCACTTGCCAGCGTCTCCAACACATCGCTTGGCAACTCTTCAACCAAGTTGGCGTTGAAGTCTTCGACATCTTCGCCTTTCTCGATATCGATCTCAAAGCCCGGACCTTCAATGTGCACGGCCTCTGGATCAACGATCTCAATCTCGATGCCTTCATCATCGTCTTCTCCAGCAGGCAAGCCTTGTGGAGCTTGATACAACGCCTTGTCGATTGCCATAACGACTCCTTAATAATAAGCAAACTGCCTGCGGCGAAATAGCGTAGGCTCGTCTTCTGCATCAGTTGGTAATGGAATGAATCCGCCCTGCCGGTATCGCAGGAGCGCCTGTGTGGTGGTATCGACGTAGTCATCATGCTCGCCGACCGGGAACGCCGCTACTTCTTCAATGACTTCTCGCGCCCAACGTGTGTCGGGTGCCCACACCTTACCCGAGGCAAACAGATCAGACACCGCGTTCATACGGGCGATCTTGTCGTTACCCCGTGACGGTGTGAACTCCTGCACCGGTATACCCATCCTGCGCAGTTCTTGAATCAGCGGCGAACCTGCCGCCTTCTTTTCAACAATGAACGCATCCGGGTCCCACTCTTTATAGTGCTTGTGTGCGGTCTCTTTCAGTTCAGGAAACGCCATCCTGTCCTTGAACGCATCGAGCAATATCAGGTGTGGACTGCTGCCGTCCTCGTCGTTGTACCAGACACCCCACGTTGTGCAGGCGCTGTAGTCAGAGGTCGTTTTCGTTTCGTGCGCGGTATCCCACGACTGTATGATGAACTCACACTGCGGCGGTCGCTCGTGCTCCCATATCTTCCACGCCGTTCGCGGAATAACTGCGGAGCCATCCGCCGTAGGTTGCTGCATGTACTGCGCGTTCCAAAAACGCGGGTCGAGTGCGGCGCGTTTAGACTCTAACTGTTCTACCGGCCATTGTTCAGGCCACAGCGACTTACCCGATGGGAGGATGGCAGGCAGCTCCACGATCTCCCACTGATCAGCATCGGGGTTTTTTATTGAAAAGTCAATCAGCTTGCCTGTCAGGTCGATCAGGCTCCAGCGCGTCATGATCACGATAATCGCACCGCCCGGCATCAGACGCTGCAGTGGACCTGTCTGGAACCAAGACCACGCGTTGTCGAACGCCAAGCGGCTGTTCGCTTTCATGTCTTGTTCTGAATGCGGGTCATCGATGACAAAAAGGTCTGCACCACGACCGGCCAGTGCTCCACCAACACCTGCTGCGTAATATTGTCCTCCCGCGCTGGTAGACCATTTTCCCGCCGCTTTCTGGTCGTCGGCGACTTGAGTGTTGGGAAATATTGTTTGGTACTCTTCACTTTCAATCAGATTCCTTACTCTACGACCGAAATCTTCAGACAGGCCCGCTGTGTGCGTGCCCATAATGATCTTCTTCTCAGGATACTTACCAAGGAAAAACGCCGGAAACAGGTAGGAAGAGAACTCCGACTTACCCATACGCGGTGCAATATTGATAATTACCCTCTTTTTGCGCCCTTCAATGACATCCTCGAATATCTTGGCGAGCTTTTTGTGGTGCGCTCCGACTTTAAAACCCGGATATACCTCGGTGGCAAACCCCAACATGTTTGTTTGGGCGGCTTTTTTCGCTGCGCGGGCTGCACGCTCTTCGAGGTCAGCCAAAAGTTCGGCTTTCTCCTGCGGATTTAGCGTGGGCAGCACTCGTTGGAGCGCCGTTATCTCATGCGGGGTCAGATTCATCTGCGTCCTCCCCATCTTTTTCCGCCGCGTCAGCCTCTACGATGTCTGTCACGTCGGTAACATCCGTCACATCCACGATTTTTGCCAACCTCTCTAGCTTCTCTTTGATCCGCTTGTCGAGTTCAGCGTCCGTCATATCGGTTTTCTTCACCTCGACACGCTCTGTGAACAATGCCACTTCGGTAACTTTGCCCAGAAGCTCCAGCGCCTTCAGTCTGATCTTTGCGTCGGGATGTTTCGTCTCTTCAAGAAGCTGACTGACCGCATAACCACGCAGCTCCGTTGCCTGTTCGACAAACTTCCAGTCGTAAGCCGTTAGCATGCCGACAAGATGTCGCACGGCGGCGGGTGTATTCAGTTTTGTTAACGCCGCTTTCTGCTCTTCTGGTGTTGCTTGAGTGGCAAGTGCTGTAAATGCACGGTTTGCCTCGGCGTTTTGCGCCTTCTCAAGCGGGTCTGGGGCTGCGCCCAGATCGGCTAACCAATCAGCGGTACTGATCTGACTTTCGAATAACTCTTGTGGTGTTGTTTTTTCAAGTAAGCGTAGGCGCTCGGGGGTGGCGATCACCTCCGGCTCGAACTGCACACTACCATCAACCAAATGCTCTAACACGCGAAGACTCCTTGTGGTCTCGTTGGGCGCAGTATATACTGCACTTGACACCGTTGTGTCATTATCCTTACGGAACCAACTGAACCGCAAAACTTTGTATGGTCAGGGTGCTTGCGAATCAGTTGGTAAACAAGTTCGCCCGGCGGCAACCGGGGGCGCTTGACCGTTATTTCTCCTTGTTGTTTTATTAACCCCGGCACTCCCCTTCCGGGGTCTTTTTTTGCCCGTGCATGTCAAACATTAGACAAGACTTGTTGAAATTTTTATAATAATGGTGGGGGGTCTGATTTGCGGGGTAACTTGACAAATTGCTAATAAAAGTTGGAGAGCGGGTGAGGAATAGTGTTATATGGTCGAGCCATGCAGCAGCCAAAACTCGGGGGGTACGGGTACGGTGGGGTCGCCGGTGCGGGGGTTGTCAAGGGTATTTGGTAGCCTATTGTGGTATAATATAGCTGTGTTTGGCATTGCGCCACCACATCTCAGGGACACGTTGTCCCCGAGTTCAATCAACCACGCGAAGGAGATTCAAATGACTACCTACAACACACCAGCACAAGTATTCGACGCAGCAGAAGAGATGAGCGTTGCGCTCGCGGAGCAACTCATGATGATGGGCATCGGCAGCAAAGAGGAAGCAAAGCCTCACGCGTTGCAGTGGGCAAGCAAGAAGTATGGTGTACCGATTCGCACCGGCCAACGCGGCGACGGTTTCGCTCGTGATACGAAGAAAAGCGAGGCAGCACACAAAGCGGTGCAGCGCGTACTCAACACGATCTACCCACCGAGCGACATTCCGAGCGGCAAGAAGGTTGCGAAGCAGACCGACGAGGTTGCGCGTCTTATCAGCAAGTTTCAGGGACTGACCGCTGCGCAGAAGAAGCGTTTTCTCGCCGGTATCTAATCTCGGGGACGCGATGTCCCTGAGTTTTTGGCAGCACGTTTCACGGAAGGCGCGAGAGGATGAGGTCTCGCGCCGATTCTATTTCCTGTCCAACGAAAGGCAAATCATGAAAACCTACCTCGACGACATCGAGATGAACGCGCATTTCACCCACGAGTTCATCCGCACGGCGTTCGCTGTGATCGATCAGATGGCAGACGGCGCAGAAGTTTGGGATGGCTGGTGTTTCGACATCAGCGGTGAAGACTTGGTCGAGCAGCTTCTCGATCTACTGGAAACATACTACTGAAAGGCACATCATGCACACTCACCCATCAACTCAGGGACGCAGTGTCCCTGAGTATCCCAACACCATCAAGTACCAGCGACGCAACTGGGAAGTCCTCGGCTACTGGTG